AGCTAAAAATGTTGTCAGTTTCCCATTCGTCTTTTTGTGGGAAAAAGCCAGTTTGCTTATCTTTTCTGGTGGCCGAAGCAAGGATGATCGGAGTGCTATTGATTGCCCAAAAGTCCGTAGCTCCTCGGATTGCCTTTGCCATCTGCTCAACCGATGGGGCTGTATAGGTGCTTAACCCATCAATCTTAATGTCGGAAGGACATAACACATAGAAGTTATCTTTGCCCATAGTCTGCCTAGCCCTTACGATTAGTTCTAGTGGGTTTCGATAGTAGCCTTGGGATAACCCAAATGGAGCAACTAGATTATAAGTTTTTGGAAGTCCCTCGGCTGGTTTATCGTCCAGCTTATCTAGGACAATGTTGGTCTTGTCTGCATCCTTAATCTCTGGATGGCTATATACAAAGTCAGTCCAGCTTCTTCTGCTCTTGCGATATTCTTCATAACGATTCGGCCATACCTCAAGATCAATAACATCGCCCTGCCTATGCCCAGCTTTCACATAGCTGGTCAGTTCAAAAACTCCTTGATATTGGGCGAAGCAATCAAAGAAAACTTCGTGGCCTTGGTCTGCTAGATGCTTGGCGGCGGGTAGGCAACGAAGCACATCACCAAGCCTCTGTGAGTATTTGATAGTTTTAACACTCATCAGCAACGCTCTTATCTGTTATAAATGGGAGATAATCTCTCAATCGAACTGGGCTAGATGTTTGTTGTAGCTTTTCCCATCCTTCGACTAGCCCCTTATAGCCATAGAAATCTTCCTTGAATTGGGCTTGTTCTTTTGTGGCGTAGGCGTAGTGGTCAAAGGTTAGTCCCCAAGTTTCTGTCACTCCCCTTGGAATCATCATTGACTGGACATTGAGTTTAGGTGGTTCGTGACTAACAAATTCAACTCCTCTGCCCCACTTCCAAGCCCTCAACCATTCGTACCAATGGGAAGCAAATCCCTCCCTAGTCACAACTTTTTTATTCTGTCCCACATAATAGTTACAATGAAACTGCATCGCTCGCCCGTCCTCACAGCCTTTAAGATGCCCAAAGATTGCGTCTAGCTGGTCGGCTCTCCACATCTCGTCAGAGTCAATCTGCATCACAACGCCTTTATCCACTCCCTGCAGAGCCTCTTTAATCATCGCCAGCTTGCCGGGGAACGGCTTGGCTTGCCAATAGACTGAAACATTCTCGCCCCTAATGCTCTCAAGGTATTCGTGCGTTCCGTCCACGCTCACAAAGTTTTTGTGATACTTCTCTGGAACTTGCTTGCACCAGCGGGTGCATCCCAGAGGCTCGCTTACTCCTTCGACAATCCTCCACTCCCAAGGAATCTTTAGCTTTTGAAATTCTGCTAGATGCCTATTGATATAGGGCATCCCATTGAGGACGATGGTAAAGATTGTCAGCATTTCAATCGACCATAGATAACGCTGATCTCTGAACAAAAAGAAACTGAATCGTGGCGGTAACATTCAAACCCAATCGAATCAAACCAAGCCAAAAATTCTTTTAGCCATAAGTCTAAATAATGCAATTCAATCGCAATCTCTTTTAGATTGTGAACATTCTTTATTGGTAAAAATTGCGTTTCGTCTCCCTCAATGTCGCACTTAATGTGGGTGATTGAATGTTCCTTTATCCAAGCATCAATTTGAAAAGCTGAATCTGCTTTCTCGCATAAAAACTTGCCTTGAGGATATTGTTGAGAAAGTGTTGTGATGTCCCCTTGGTTTATGTCCACCCCCATATAAAACTCTGGCTTTTGTGATAGGAAATACTTCGTTGTTCCGTTGGCCTCTTGTCTTTCTGATTCCGTCCAGAACGCACACCCCAAGTCAAGCATCCTACCGCCAGCTACATTGAGATGTTGCCAATGGATTTTGGGTGATTCAGAAGTGATGATTCCTTTAATCATAATTCAAATATGGCCGCACCATTACGAACAGACCAATCCTCCCATAGAAGTTTTGCAAATCCTTTGAGCTTGTGATAGTTTGCCCAGTTCTTAATGTCGTTCACATCGTCCAAGGCGATGATTGCCCTCTCTGCTAGGAACGGCCTTACGCAACGCAGTTCAGCCTCACCAGAGAAAGGAGAGCCATCAATCAGCACAAAGTTGAAATTAACATTATGATCGAAGTGTATATCCTCGATTGCGTTGCTTGAATAATTCTTTGCAGTTTGTAGGCACTCCTCAAGCCAACCCAAAACTTGTTCTAGTGGGTATTGGTTAAGATTGGTTTTCGTGTTTTTATAGAACTCTTCAACCTCATATTTTGGCATCCATAGACTCGGCAAAGTTGCTGTGCCTTTAACAGAAACACCTCCTTTTGCAGATAGATTCATTGAGTGTCTTCCAATGCGGTCTGGGTGGTTCTCGATGCTGAATAGTTTTTTTGTCCCAATACATTGAGTTGAGCCATCGCCAGTTCCTCCACCAATCTCTAGGCCAATCTCCAATCCCTCACTATGCTTTGCAAGGGCTTTCCCAAAAGAATCGTTAATCGTTACTTCTTGCATATTTTAAGCCCAGTTATTTGCCTTGCGTTTTTCATATATGGCCTTGCCCTTTTCATAGAACTCTGGCTTGTTATGGTTCTTTAACTGCTCGTCTGGTTGCCCGCCATTAAACATAGGATTATCGTGTTTGAATTGGATTTGCTTGGCCTCAATAACCACGCTATCGGAATAGACTCTATCCGTGAACTCATTGTCCGAATAGATGCCGTCTGACTCTTGGTAGTCTGGGTGGAATAGATGCCCTTGCTTCTTTAGCCTAGATTGCGTTAAAATAGCCATACAAAGGAGCTTGTCTGTGCGTAGCCCATCTGATACTGCCAGCACCTTCTCTTGCGTTGTATCCCCAATAGCGCTCGAAATTAGGGCATCCCAATGGCGAGGGGGTGTCCAATCATCACTCATTTGAATGATAATGTCCCCTTTTGCTATTTTTGCCCCTGCGTTCCAAGCGTTAATCATCCCACCCGGATTGCACCTAATTCCTTGGTGGGGGGTGTAATCTGTGGGGTCGTTATGATCTACCATAAATAACCATTCAATCTCTAGGGGATTTTGGGCTAAAGAAAGCCACATCCATCGCCTTTGCCAAGCAATCTGGGGTCTTCCCCTCGTAGCGTGAACAATGCTGATCTTTGGGGCTGGTCGCATTTTCCTAATCTTTTCAGCCTCACCAGCCTCTCCTACGCACACAGAGGCCGTCTCGTATAAGTCCATCGCTTGCCAGTTGTAAATTGCCTCTACAAGATTCCAATAATGAGCCTTGGGGCGATGCAGGGTCATACAAGCCCTAATAGAACCATAAGCCTTAATCCAGTTACCTTTCCCAGACCAATGATTTGCTATATAGAAATAAGCCTCTCGGCGGTCTGGTTGCAACGCTACTGCTTGTCCAAGGTAAGTAAGCCTCTCATTCTCTGGAACAATCCTTCCCAAGTTGCAAAGCACATCGTATCGAAGTGTATCCTCTAGCTCTGCAAACATAAGAGCCTTCTTGCTGGATTCAATGCACTTGTCGTGTTGGTTTGATAAAAAGTATTCTTGGGCTTGGTAGTAAAGGGAGTTAGGGGCGGGAAGAAGCGTGTCGGCCAAGATGTTAAAGTTCCTTTCCGCACTCCTTGGCTTGTATCCGTGGGGCTTGTGAATGCGGAAAATCTTATCCACACCAATCGTTTTATTTGGCTCTTTAGTAACAAGCATTTCGTGAACTCGATTCTTCCAGTAGCAAGTGCCTTTTTTGGAGATTTCTTCTCGAAGGGGTAACAATCCAGCATTTTCAACCCAATATTTTAACGCCACTAGGTGAGCGTCTTTTTGAATAGCAAGGTCAATAGCCTCCTCAACTATCTTCGCCCCATCCTCGGCCATTACATCGTCAGCATCTACCCATAAACACCACTCGCTTGAGCAAGCCTCAAGAGCCGTGTTCCTAGCCGTTGCAAAATCGTCTATATGATTCCAGTCAGTTCTTTGATTTTTGTAATGAACGATTTTCGCCCCAAGCCCACTTGCAATTTCTTCCGTCTTATCGGGCGTAGCTGACCCCCTAGAAATGCAAACAATAAGTTCCGCTGAAATGGGCTTGAAACTTTCCAAACATCTTCCGATATACTCTTCTTCATTTCCAGCGATGAGATAGACTGAAATAGGATATTTCATTTAGATAGGATTTCTAACTGCTAGAGGATGTCAATTAAAAGAAAAGGGAGGAGCAGGTTATTCACCCACTCCTCCCTCTTCGGAGGAATCAACCAACCAAGTTTTTAGCTGTAAGTCGTGGTGATACGGACGGCGGCGTTCGCATCAATTACTTTCTCCGCTGTGTTCATACGAACACGGAGAACATTCGATCGGCGAGCTTCGTCACGATAGCTCTCGGAGACGAAACCACCGGGAGCGTCATCAGACCAGACCAAGGTGCGTCCCAATCCACCAGCGGTGAACTGACCAGTTGCAACATTGGCAACGATGATCTTGCTATCGGGAACGATGAACGAGCCAGAATAGCTCTTGTTCTTGTTCGCCGTGTTATAGGCCGCACGACCGATGTAGACATTGTCCACACCGAAGGCGAGGGCGATCTGTTTCTCATCAAGTAAGCGACCACCAGTATTAGAAACAACTCCGTAGAATTGATTCTGCAAGAGGGTGGTACGGCGAACTCTCTCGTACACATTAGCAGACATAATCACCGCATTGGCTTCGTAACCAAGTTTGTTCAAGGCGAGCTTGCCAGCCGCAACATCCGCAGGGGCGTTGATGGTTGCCAAGTTGCCTTCAATGTAGGAAGCCGTTGGGCTAACATCAGCCGTGGTGAAGGGGGTCGTTGTTGCCCAGAGCAAGTCAGCCACCCGCTTTTCGTGGGAGAGCTTAACCTGACGAAGCAAGAACTTCGCTGTTTCGGCTTCGATTGCGAAGAAGCGTGAAGCATCCGAACGGAAGGAATCGTCCAACAATTCTTCTAGGCCGGTCTCTTGGCAATCGTAGGTATCAGAGGTGAATTTCCGAATCGCACGAGCGTATTCAGAACCAGCGTTCCGCTTGGCCGCATCAGCGTTCAAGAGGTCAGCATCAGCCGTCTGCACCTTGAGATACACACCACTCTTTGCCGATACTGGCAAGAGGGGCATAATGTTCGCACCAATCAAGCCAATCTCTGCGGGGGCTTCGATGAGGGCTTGGTTAATATCAGCACGAATGGTCGTGCCACCAGAAATAAAGCTCATTTTATTTTATATTCTTTCTTTGTTTGTTGTTACTATTGTTTAGAACAATGGAACTGCGATTTCAATAACCGCCGAGGTTGCTGTGGCCGCTTCAAGAGCGATTCCAGCAGTCGATAGGTTAGCCGCAAGCGTGGTTACTTGACCTGCTCCATCAAAAAACACCGTGTTGCCAACTGCCACCGTTCCAGAGACGGTTGCGAAGAAGGTTGGGTGAAGCATCTTGACGGTCACGAAACCACCAGCGGGAGCATCTTCTTGAGTTACTCCGATGGTTTTGTTAGCACCAGAAACAGCAACATTTACGAAACCCGCCGTGGTGGTGTCGGGGGTAACGAACCGATAAGCCGAAACAGCAGAGGCCGTTCCGAATGTACGGAAAACATTATCAACTTGAGTAGACATTTTAGTTTATCCTTTTGTTAGATTTTGATAATGCCACGGCTACGAGCCTCGGCATATTCTGTGGGGTTAGATAGCATCACGGCTTGCATAGCCTTGAGCTTTGAAGTTCCATAATCGCTGTGGGCGGCTACGAGTTCTTCAAAAGTTTTGGGTTCAACCTTCGCAGGTGCTTCAACAACTGGTGAAGCAGAGATGGGCTTAATGCCGAATTCGGTGAGAACTGCTTTCAGTTTCTCGGCCATCTGCGTGTCATCCTTTTTCACCTTATCTTCGGGGGAAGGAACATCGGTGGAAGGAACGACTGGTGCTTCGGCTTTGTCCTCTGCTTGGTCTGCGGCTTCGTCTGCGGGTTTCATAGCGGCTTCGAGAGCCTCTAGGCGAGCTTTAAGTTCGCTCAATTCGTCCATATATTTCTTGTCCATATTTTTATTCTCCTTGTTGTCAAGTATTGGGTCGTGTTCCACAACAGCTTGTGAATCGGCAGGGATGCTCACGCCTCCCGCATTATATGCCAATTTTGCTTCTGCTTTTACGCAAGAACCAGATTCGTTAGCCGGAACTCCCTTTACTGGTTTATAACCTTCCCAGCAACGGAACTTTGTTCCAACTGCGAAAACAAGCATCTCAACATCTTTACTTTGAAAGTCCCTAAACTTCTCGTTACTTGCGGGGCTAGAAACTAAATCGGCAGATTCAATCCTCTGGGGACGAATGTAGTCCTTGCCTCCAATAGTTTCAGATTCGTTTAAGAAGGCAAGGCTCACGCCAAACTGGTCGGGAGCTTCATTTGCCATCTCTTTGACTAGCCCATAATGAGGCGAGCTTTTCAGCAAGTGAAGGTCGGCCAAGAGCTTATCGCCTTCAATGCGAGGGTTGCGAGCAAATCCTAGAACTGCCTCTAATCCAGAGCCGTGATTCATCTTAACCTTCACGCCATTGGGTGCTTGAGACATTAGCTCATAAGCCTTCTCAATTGAGGTCTTATCAATGAATAGATCGTGGCCTCTGGCTTCGCCTTGGCTCAAGATATAGACATTGGGGATAACCGTAGAATCTTCTTCTAGTCTAGCTTCCTTGCGTTGCTTCTTCTTGGAATCACGATAGGTCTGATAGGCAACTGCCGCCCTTTGCTTGGTGTCTGGAAAGTCTTTTACGGCTGTCTCGTGTCCCATAAAACGACCAACAAAATCTTTGCTTTTCTCGCCTTTTTTGGGTGTGAGTAGGGGCATATTATTAAACTAGGGTCAAGAGGTATTTAAGTTGGTTCACATTACCGAGAATCTCATCTCGGATATTGAGCAAGTCCGTGTCACCCTCATTCAGATAACCCGGTAGCTCATCAGAAAGGAAAGAAATAAACTCATCGTTGTATTCCGCAAAGCCTTCGGAGTAGTTATCTAGGCTAAAGTCAAAGGTAGAGGCAGAGATGATTCTGCCATATTTGCCCATAAAGGTTTCTACAAACTCATCAATGTTCTCTGTAAGAGATTCGTAGATTTCGCCAAAGCTCTTGTGCTGGCTATAACTCTTTGTCTGCCAATGAAATATCTTATACTGATTCTGGTAGGTCAGCAAAGTTGTCAGAATTGTCTCGCCGTTGGCGTTTTCCATAATCACTTCCTAGTTTGTCAATTACTTGGTCTTGTCTTTAATCGGCCCACCAACAATCCAAGCATCGCAAGTTCGTTTGGCCGCACATTTGAAATCAAAAATCTCGCAGTAACCAAGATCGCCACCAACCGCTACTTCATTTGCATCTTCACCAATACCTTTCTTAATGCAACCAAGAAGTTTGTTGGTTTGATTAAAAGCCGCACAATTACCGCAACGCATTTTCTTGGCCGTGGCTACATCTCCTTGGAACTCGTCTGCCTTTGCTTTCCAATAATCCTCGTTAGGTTCGTTTGGATTTGCAGGGCCGTAGTTTGCATCGTCCACGGCATTCTGCCTATTGGCTAAATTTGTTTTGATGTCTTGCGTTGCGATTGGGCAAGAAGCTGGTTCTTCAAGTTTTTCATCTCGGCTGTCCATCTGCTTGATGAGTTTCTTAACCCAAGAGAATCCAGCATCTCCACCCCAACCATTCCACGCTTGCCAACCCTTACCTTGATCGTCCCAACCCTCACCCTTCTTATCGACTTCGTGACGGCTAAAGAAAGAGTGCATCCTGCGAATTGTGTCTGGGGATAAGGCTTTACCAGCAATCAAATCCCTAGCCCTAGCGATGCCCACAGAGGTCATTCCTCGCTGGCTGGGTGGTTTCTCGCTTCGAACTTCCAAGGCTCGTTTAGCCGCATCCCTAGCTCCTTGTGGTGGCGTAAAGTCAATGTCAGAATACTTGCCTAGCTCACAAGCATTAAGTATTCCGTTAATAAGCATTTTAACGCTTTTATTATCTAGTTTTGAGAGTTCCTCTAGGTTATTATCAATCTGCTTACCACCAACCTTCTCTGTGTCCTCGGTTGCCCCTTTTTCGGTAGGCTCACGCTCCTCGCCCACATCAATATCCCCATCCCCACCAGTTGTTCGGCTTGCCGTGTCCTGCTCTTTAATCGGGGGGACAACAACAACTGCGTTCTCGTCTTGTGGCTCATCTTGCATTTGCTCTGGTGATGGCGAGCCGAATGCTGGAGCTTGAACTGGTTTGTTAATATCAGAAATTGTATCTGGGCTTACACCATATTGTTCTGCTAGGTCTTTAACTAACTTGGCCTCCAATGCCCTCTGTCTCATCGAACTTTCAAAGTCCAATCCCTTCTCTGCGTAAATTGAGCTTGCGGTAGTTAAGCCAGCTTTGAACTCTGCGATGTTTGCTACTGATTCACGGCCAAGGTCGATAGAAACATTAGCACCAAAATTAAAAACTCCTTTGGTGCTTTTGCTTCCAAGATTATTTGCAATCAATCCCCTCGCAACTCCGTCTGCAATTACAATGTTCTTGAGAGGGCGAAGAACCCTGTCCTCTAGGAGCTTCTGGTATCTGCGGAAAGTGCGTCCAGCTTGTTGCATTTCAAGTCTAGCTGTCGGGCCAGACATTGAAGATGGGTCTACTGCAAAGCTATAAGGAATGCCAACCCCCATACAAATGTTTCGCAAAAGAATCTTGTGGAACTCCGCAAACGCACCAGAGGGACGGCTTGGGCCGTCAGGGAAAATGATGTCCTCATTGACTTCGAGATAGCTGACTTTACCCGGTTCAATCGTTTCTAGTTTGATTCCTTGGTTGTCTGCGTTGAGGTCGTTGGTTAGCGAGGAAAGATCAGAGGCGTTATTATTATTCCGCTTTACGATTCCAGCTTGTGAACTGGCGTATTTAGCGGCCATCTTCTCTGAAGCGATAATCTCATAGATGTCCACACAATCATTGATTGCCGTGTGGAAAGCAGAGATTCCCCGATACTGGTCAATACGAAGCGGGTCATACAAGTGAAACGCTTGGCTTGCAGGTACGGTTGTTTGGAAAATGTAAGCGTTGCCATAAGTGCGAAGGTAAATGTCGTATCCAGTTGGCGCACCAGTTTCCTGATCTACGTGGATTCCACTAATAAGATTAAGGCTTGTGTAGGTTCTATTTGGGTCTCCGAGTCTATCTGCCTCAATGCCTTGTAATCTTAAATTGCCTTGCTGGTCACGAACTAAAACAAAAAGAAAATCGCCATCACGGAGCATCGACATCATAGCGATTTGCATTAGGAACGAGCCAGTATTCCTTCCAGAAAGATCGCACTTGTCCCACCATTCATTCCAATAAGCCTCAACATCGCTATTGACCTTGGGGCTTTCTGTTCTGGCTTGGTAAGAGATGTTCCCCGCACAATGGCTTGCAAACTTCATTAGCAAACCACGAACCAACCCAACATTCTCTGCCAAATCCCTAGAACGCTTTAGCAATTCTACTCGGTCATAATTAGATCGGAAACCCTCTGCACCAGACAAAGAGGACGGCCCTCGGCGTTGTCTATTGTATTGAGTTGCGTCATATTCAAATGCCGTGAGCTTTGCCCTAGATGCCAAACGCTCAACGGCGGCTTGCGGATTAACAAAGGCAATCGCCTTATCAATTAGGTTTAACTCGACCTTCTTCACTTACGCCATCCCAATCGAGCGAGCAGGGCCGAACTTTGCGTAGGTGGTGCGAATCCTTCCACCAGTTGCTTGCTGAATGGCTAGGGTCAATTCTGCAATCGTATCTCTCACCTCACCGAGATTCGCTCTTGAAAACGAACGACCAGCTATCGAATAGCTTGAACCCGCCACCGCTATCGCTTCAAGACAAGTGATATATTTATCACGCAGAGAAGTTAGGGTGGTGAGGGGTAGCCCAATAAAATCACCCTTCGCCATTCTCAACCTCCTCTGTCAAACTTGCGGGTGAGACTTTTAATCGTCCATAAAGTGCCGCCCCAACGATGTTCATACATTCACAGTCCATCAAATGATTATGCTTCCCCACTTGTTTCCATACGAGCCTTTCCCTTCCAGTCATAGGATTTTTAACTCTTACCTTCACCTCTGCCTCGATATGCACTCGCCAAACATCGGGCGTGTCGAGAGCGATGTAGCCGGGTTCTTTCAAAAGATTCGATAGAATGTCTTTAATGGATGGGTTTGACCATCGCCAAACAGGACAAAATTTCCATTTCCACCCAGTTTTTGACTGAACTGATCTACCGCTAAAAGGGTCGCCATTTGCAATTCGTGAATATGGGCGTTGTAATTTATGATCTCCTACTATTTCAGAAAAGCTGGTGCGATCTGAACCAACTAATGCTATCCAGCCATTCTTACAACAATTCAAATAAACATCTCTGGTTTGATCGCCCGAATCGCAGAATACGCACTTGCTCTCAACTCCAAACTCTTCTGCCTTGGCTTGGATGTCTCCCCAAGTTTCTAGTCTCCCAGCCCACACAAGC